TCCGGCATACTTGCGGCAATATGCGATCTTTACGTTCCAACTCATGCAGACAACCTTGAACCTTTGTCAAGATACAATAATATCATGGCTGGTCCTGTGCCTTCAGGTGTTATTCAATGGACTCGAGAATATTTACGAGATAATTTTGACATTATTAAAAATACTGTTAGATCAGATGAGCCATTGGGACATCATATTGAATATCCCCAATTTCCAATTCGACAAAAAACAGTACAAACACTAAATCGTAAATTATCAGAAGTAAAACTTGTTGATGGTTCTTACCATAGCAAAGATATGCTTGAAAGATTTACAGAATGGTGTAGTCATAAAGCACATTGGATTGTTCCTGTTCTAAATGATGCACCTATTCGAATTTTTGATGCTTTGGCAACAGGCGGAATTCCAATTATTCCTCGTTCTTTAAAATATCATAAAGATGTTGTAGATATTTGGGATCACGTTCTATTTTATGACTATGAAGATGTCCAAAATCCATTAATTCTGACCGAAAAAGCGAATAACCTTTTTGACGAAAGGGGTATTTCCGGAATACTTGACAGACATGAAAAAGTATATTATAATTACCATGTAGACAACAGAGTTGAATCAATTTTGAAAGCGGTACAAGATGAATATGGATTATCAGGACTTACTAGTTAACACTAAAACTGGATTTGATTGGTATAAACAAGCAGATCCAAAAGAACAAAAACTTTTCCGAGAATGGTTACACGGTGTCCTTAAAATGGAAACCGTGTACTTGACTTTTCGGAAGAAAGATGATACAATAAGGGAAATGAAATGCACTCTTGTTGAATCTAAATTACCCGTAGTCGAAAAGAAGACAGATCGAGTTCGTAAAGAAAACGATGATGTGATTTCTGTTTTCGACTTAGAAAAGAACGAATGGCGTTCTTGCAGGTATGATTCAATTAAGCAAATTAACTTTACCCTTGGAGAATAAATGGCAACAAAACGTGAACATGATGCAAGCAAAGTTCTTCAATCAGAACCACTAGTATCTAAACTCGATCCTTTGTCAGATGACTATACAATTACTTTGATGCGTCTTAATAATTGGTATAGTACAGAAAAGACACGGTCTGATTCCTACAAATACTATCAGCAATATGTTAAAAAGAATCGACCAACCGATGTAAAATATTTTGCCGAGGTTGAGGAAAGAGATGTTCACATTACTTATGGTTGGATGGCACGTATGCTTTTACAAGGCGCCATTGTTTCCACAGATCACCAAAAAGCATTTGACAAAAATCTTACTGGTCTAATTGATCTAGGTAAAGCTAGATTATTGACAAAAGAAACAACCGTCAAAGTCGCAGTAGCTACAACAACAGTTAAACGTACATCTATTCAAGATGCTATGAAAGAAAAAGCATCTGAGTATGTCGGTGAGCTTGAAGGCTTTATTGATGAGTTTGTTACTGAGGATAAAGAGTTCAATTTATATAATCACCTCAAAGGTAATCAAATTCCTGCTCCTTATGTTATCACAGTTAAGAGTTGGGCAGAAAGCAAACTTACAGAATTTGAAGAAGTTGTAGATTCCAAAGATTCACAGATTGTAGAGGGTTATTCAAACTTTAACAAGCGCAAACTAAAAAGCATGGTTAAGATGTTTGAATCATTCATTGCAGATTGTGACAAATATGGTCAGTTCAAGAAAGCCAATCGTAAGCCTCGAGCAGTTCGAGAAAAACCGGCAGTTGCACAAGTTAAGAGTTTGAAATACAAACTCAAAGATGAAGAACTCGGATTAACCTCAGCCAGGGGAATAGATCTTGTAGGCGCAGAACAAGTGTGGTTGTTTAATACGAAAACTCGTAAGCTTGCAGTATACACATCCGAATCTACAAAAGGTATGACTGTTAAAGGTACTACTTTGCAGAATTGGTCTCCAGAAAAATCAAAGCAAAAGACTTTGCGTAAACCTGAAGAACAAATTAAAGATTTGATGGCGTCAGGTAAGGTCAAACTTAGAACGTTCTTGGATAGTATTAAATCCAAAGAACAAGCAGTAAACGGTCGGATAAATATAGATACAATCATTCTAAAAATTACGAGGTAAATATATGGCCGGTTTAAGTCTAAGTTATTGTCAGCTAATCAAGATAGTATTATCTCAGATTGGCGGCAGTCCATTACAACAAGTTTATACTCAGTTAAGCCAAGGTGCAAAACAAATAACTACTGGTTCAGGTGTTATTCCAAATGGCTTAACTGAAGTAACAACACTAATCAATACAATTACTAATACTATCAATAACGCATCTGGTATTGTTGCTACTGCTCAGGATACGATGGAGAAGATTGCTCAGCAAATCTATCAAAATCCTATTGGATCTGTTCTTGATACAACAATAGATCAATTAGATGTCAGAGTGACACGAATAACAATTCGCCAACAAGACATTACAACATATGAAAATGCAAATGGTGCAGGCACTGCTTCCCCTCTTCCTCCCTTTACAACTATTGCTGCAGAAAAACAATCACTAACAGATGAAAAAGCAGATTTGACTCGTTTAAGAGCTAAGCTTATCACATATAAGGGTAATTCCGATAAGCTAAGTGGTGTTGCTACATTATCAGGTGCAGAAGCAGGCGGTGGATGTTCATTACAAGATCTCTTAGGATCTGGTTGCACTCCAAATGATGCAGTACCAGATGTTGACCTTAAAAATTTAATTGATTCAATTAAACAAGGTGATTTGATTAAAGCTATCGGTGATAAAATTGCAGCAAATACTGGATATGATGCATATAAAACTGCTCTTCTTGGGTTTGAAAGTACTGTAAATGGTTTTATTGATAGTTTTAATGCATCTATTAATAAAGCCGCTCTTCGTAATGCTATTCAATCTCAAATTACTCAGATAGTGTTCAATTTGCTTTCAGGTTGCTCCGGTGAAGTATTAGACTTAACAGTTAAGCCTAATGTTAAAACTGCAGTTAGTAAGTATATAGAAGTATTGCAAGATCAAGCTAATGTATCGCCTACGACAGCTGTAGAAGGTACATATGTGGATCCAAATGGTAATGTAACTGCAGTAACAAGTGTCGTGACATCTCAATCAGTAACAGGAACAGATGTTGGACCTTTTGATGCGGCAAAAACGGCGGGTCAAACTTATACGGCAATAGTTTTTATTCCAGGCACTACGTCAGAAACAAACGAAACACAAACATTCAACCTAGGCACATTATATCCTAGTGCGAGGGTTGCTGCAGATAACATAGATGCATTAATGACAAGAAATGAAATTACTAGATATACAATAACGATAAAACAAGGCGATACCGTACTAGCAACTTATAGAACAAATATGTAATGAAAGAAAATTATGATCGTAGTTGATTTTAACCAAACCGCTATTTCTAATCTTATGATGGAAGTAGGCGGACGTAATGATGTGGAAATTCAAGTGCCCCTTTTGCGGCATATGATTTTAAATTCTATTAGAAGCTATAAACAAAAATTTGGTAAAGAATATGGTGAGCTAGTTATTGCTTGCGACAATCAAAATTATTGGAGACGCGAATATTTCCAGTACTATAAAGCAGGTCGTAAGAAGGCAAGAGAAGATTCCGGTTTTGATTGGAAAACAATCTTTGAAGCATTGAACCTTATTAGAAGTGAGATTGATGTATTCTTTCCATATAAGGTAATCAATGTCGATGGCGCAGAAGCAGATGATATTATTGCTGTTTTAGCAGAGTGGTCTCAGACAAATGATACAAACAATCTTTTGTTTGAGGATCCAAAGCCATTCCTAGTTCTTTCTGGCGATCACGACTTTATTCAGTTGCAAAAGTATAGCAATGTGAAACAGTTTTCGCCTGTACAAAAGAAATACGTTAAACCTGACATTAGTCCAGAAAAATACATCTTCGAACATATTATTCGAGGTGATAAAGGCGACGGCGTTCCAAATGTATTATCCGCAGATGATAGCATTGTAAATGGTATCCGACAGAAAGCTATTCGTCAAGATAAAATTGATGTATGGTATAAAGACTTTGAAGCAATGCCAAAAGATGCAGACTTCAAAAAGAATTATGAACGTAACAAAAAGCTAGTTAGTTTTGACTCCATTCCCGACAAAATTAAAAATGCTATTATAAATAGTTATGTCGAAAAACCACAAAAAGATAAAAGCAAGTTGCTAAACTTCTTTATTGAGCATAAAATGAAAAACATGCTCGAACTCATCGAGGAATTTTAAAATGAAAACATCAATACCGCAAATCTTTGACGAAGTCGAAAAGGCTGGAAGCAAAGAATCAAAAATTAAAGTGTTAAGAGCATATGACACGCCTGTACTAAAAGGCATTTTGCAAATTAATTTTAATACTGATATCAAAGTACATTTACCCGAAGGCGAGCCTCCATTTAAGAAAGACACGTCTATTCCAACGGGATATTCTGAAACTAATCTTTATACTGAATTTAGACGATTCTACATTTGGTTAAATGAAAGTATCAATTTGACTCGCGCGCGAAAAGAACAATTATTTGTCCAATTGCTAGAAGGCATTCATTGGACAGAAGCAGAAGTTGTTTGTTTGGCCAAAGATAAAAAATTGCAAACAAAATATAAGTCTTTGAAAGAAGATCTTGTTCGAGAAGCGTTCCCGGATGTACTACCACCTAAGAAAGTTCCAGTACCAGTAAAAAAGAAAGCGGCTTCTTTGAACGAGTAATAGGTTTGTTCAAAATTAATTCTGCAGAGGTATCCAACAAAGAAGCCTGGTTAGATTTAGGATCCATGCCAGATAATCCATTATACGATAAGAGATCGTTTGAGGATCACAAATACAGAGCATTTGACAAGTATTGAAAAAGGTGTTATAATAAAGTATGTTTAAAGTGAGGTATTCTATATGACTATGCACCTTGAAGGCCCTTGGTTATCTGCTTTAGGTAAGAAAAAGGGCAAACAAAAATTTCGTAATGCTGAAGAAGCAAAACGGCATCGCGAACTTACCGCCGAATGGGAAAAGCTTGTTCAATCCCACGGCACAAAAAACAAAGCTGCCGCTAAAGTAGAAAAGTTATCTTACTCTTTATCTACTCCTCCAGGCAGAATCACAAATACACATATCAAAAGCTTAAACACTGGACACACAGGTGCAGTTGCAAGCAAACCCATTCCTCAATATACAGGCACAAAGATGATAGGCATTGGAACTATGCACAAGTCTAATGCTGTCCCCATCTTTACTGATGATGAGGCCAAATCAATTTCAAGTATGAGACGTTAATATGAAAGTAGTATTAGTTACGGGCGGATTTGATCCTTTACATAGTGGTCATATCGAATATTTTAAAGCAGCTAGAAAATTAGGTAATATATTGGTTGTCGGAGTCAATTCTGATGATTGGCTAACACGGAAAAAAGGTCAACCTTTTATGCCATTGAATGAGCGCATGGCAATCATAGAAGCCCTTCAACCTGTTACTTATTGTATTTCTTTTGATGATGCTGATAATAGTGCTAAAGGCGCAATTAGAAAAGTCAGAGAATTGTTTCCCAATGAAACGATTGTTTTTGCGAATGGCGGAGACCGTACTAAAGAGAATATTCCTGAAATGGATATTGTAGATGATAAGTTAGAATTTGCATTCGGCGTAGGTGGCGAAAACAAGATGAATTCTAGTTCTTGGATTCTTCAAGAATGGAAAGCACCGAAGACCGAGCGGCAATGGGGTTATTATCGAGTACTCCAAGAAGATGGTAAAGAAATTAAA